CGGAGGCAGAATCGTTTTGACCGTTAAATTCGTGATTGCGTTCCCCAGTCCAGTGCCGGTCACAACGAATTCGAGCGTGCCCTTCTGGTGCTGGTCATAGAAGCTGTGGGCGACATGATCTCCCTGCCCGCCTCGGATTTCCTCACGATCAGCAGCAAGTGTGTGATCCGCCTGCTGGGTCAGCAGCCCGGAGATGCCGGTAATGGTCATCCCATTCGTGCCGGTGAATCCAAAAACAACTGCTATTCCGTTTATGGTGGGCATAGATTAAAGGTGGAGTTGTTTGCCGATAATCGTCAGGTTGATCTGACGGGAGTTCGCATTGCACTGGCCGGTGCAACTCACGCGCGCGCCCGTGAACTTCGGGTCGAGCAGCACGAGTTCGGCAAGGCTGAGGGTTTTGGCAGTCTCGATCTGCGTCTGGTCCTCCGCCGGAGTTTTCCCATCAGGCTGCAATTCCTTGGCGGCTTTGATAAAATTACTGACGCCTGCGATTGATCCCTCGGATTCGATGTTGAATGGCATGATTTGTTCCTTTCGTTTTAAGCTGCGATTGCCGAGGCGCAGCAATAGAGCCTCAGCCGTTGACTGTCTATCCAGACACCGTGTTCATCCCGACCGGATTGCATTGATTCATAGATGACTCCCTCGGGGAACACGGTAAAAGCTGTGGTCGCGGCTGAAAGTGTCCCGGCAAAGCCGGAAACCTGGATCGTGGAAAACACGTCGCTCATCAACTGTTCATCGAATGATGTGGGGTCCACGGGCGTCATGGCTGTGCCGTCCTCATTTGAGACAGCACTCGATTTCACCAGCACATCCAGATTGATCCAATAGTTGCCGCTGTTCTTCGGCTCTTCCTCCACAGAGCCGCCGTCTGCCGCACAGATGACGCAGGGCAGCGTTTTAGACTGAAATGACTTACCGGGCAGCACCGCGCCCCGCCCTGCCACCACGGGCGTCAGGAGCGCCACCATGGCATTTTCGGCTGCATTGAGGAGAATGTTCATCCTGTGACCACCCCCGCGAGTTTGATTCCGAGGCTGCGGGCGCTTGCGGCCAGCTTTTTCTCGATGTAGGCGCGCATTGACGCAATTTCAAAGTCCCACGCTTTTTGCAGCGCCGGGCCACCATACTTTTTGAGTGCCTCATGCGTTTCGTGCGGACCGGAAGCTGAATTGATAATCGTGGCTCCGATCCGGCTTGCCGTCGCAATAGACGCCGATCCTTTGGGCCCATGATATTGTTTTGCCCCGCGTGAACTGATCGTGTCCCCGGATTGACCGTGAATCTTATCAGCCAACGGTGCGAGAGCCTTGATTGCCGGAAGCCAACCGGATTTCAGAAACGACACAGAACGAAGCCGTGCGGCAATCACGCTGGCAACTGCCTCCTGCATTTCCTGACCGTAAAGCCCCTTTTCACCGCGCATACCCCTGCGCTTATTTATCATCTTGCCGATGATCTCACCACCGCGCAGCCCGGCGAACCTGCGAATCGCCGATGAATCAGCTTTGGGAGTTTCGGCCACCGCCCGGCGTGCGATGTAAAAAGCCTTCGTGTTCACCACCGTCACCGCGTCGCGGGATGTGAGCTGCATGTATCGGCGCAGGGTTGAATCCATTTCCGCCTGAGACTGCGGCGTGACTCTGAATGTCATTGTGCCGGGCATTCAAGCTCCTTGCTGCTGGTGATAGCCAGTGAGCCTCACTAGCGTGCCACCCGTGAGGACTCGCGTGCTCTCCACCCTGTATGTCGTCCCGTCTGTGTTAAGCGTGAACATCTGGTTAGGTTTCGGCAATATGCCGTTAAAATCAGCGAGCAGGCACACGAGCGAAATGTCCGCTTCAAGCCTGAAACCACCTGGGTCCAGCTTCGCGTAATTAGCCGAATCCCGGGGCAGGCACCGAATCAGATTGCCAGCCCATGTGATGGTCGGGCACGCCGGCCCGATGTAATCCATCACGGTCGCCACGGATGCCGCGTGCTTTGCATAGACGTTCGGCATAACCGCGCCGGGCTTATGGCCCGGTTAAATCACTTCGCCCTGACGGGACGATTTCGTTCCAACCAACTGCCGCTTGAACTGGTCCCCCGCCCGGGCGTCGGACTCAATGCGTTTCTTGTCGGCGGCCAGCTCTTCATTCAGAGTGGCCATGGTTTTCTGGTCCTTGGTGTCCACGATCAGGCCGCAAGTATTCAGAATTGCGATCAAGTCCCAGCCGCCCTTGGCCTTTTCGTCAATGGTGAATGTCGCGCCTTTTTGGACATGCAACGGATGCAGTGCGCCGTCAACGGTCAGGTTATGCGTGTTCCGAAAATCCCGAGTTGCGATCAAGTTCATATCGTTTTGCTTATTGAATTGTGGATTATGGACCTTGGAGACGGCGAGCGATCAAGTTTGCCGAGACTTCAGCATTCGTGGCTGTGCCTGATGTTTGCCAGACTACCATCAGATACCGCAAGGCATCATCGATTGGAAGTCCGATGCTGGTGATTGTCTGCCCATTGAGCGTGACGGCATTTTGGTTCGTGAATGGAGCCGGGAGCACATAGGGAGTCGCCCAGCCTGCCGTATAGGCCGTCGGGACCGTTATGGTTCCGGGAATGTTCCAGTTGTTGGTCACATAGTCCCCTACCGAGTTATTAGTGCCAGCCAGGGCAAACAGGTAATAGTTTGTAATGGTTTCAGCAAGGGAGGTTGCACTCGCATAATTCGTCAGCGCAACCCATCCATTTGTCGGATTTGCGCTGTGATAAAGAAGTGCCTTTACGGCGCAAGCTGAGTTGGTGTAAAGGCTGAAGTCAACTCGAGCCACGCCTCCCAAATCCTTCACATCCACAGGCGAGTTTGTGACCAGAATGGACGTGGATGCGATGAGGGTGGGCGGAGCGAGCACAAGAGATCGCGTCTGGCCCCAGTAATCAATCTGCGCATATGCGGATTGAACGCAAACAGTCGCGGCCAGGACCGCCGCCAGAATCGAGGTTTTCAAGAATTTCATATGTTCAGTAGTTCGATTGTTTTTGTCTGCGGCGGATTATTGGTTGGCTGCGTCCGCGCTCACGCAGAAGCTCACAGGGTGCCGAACGGCCACATCGCCGAAGGTATTGACGACGACGCGAACGGTCGCGGCGGTTGCTTCGGTGTAGGGGTCCACGATCACATCGTAACCGCCCCACATCGCATGAATGAGTTCCTCGAAGTTTCCGAAGATCATCGCATTTGCGGGCACCTGATTGGTGCTCATGGCGGTGTATCCGTTCATCTCGCCGTCGCCGTATTCGTCGGCAGCATCTCCTTCCCAAAGGAAGATCGGTACCACGCTGGTAACCCCCACGCCAGTTTTTGCAACCGTTTTTAGGCGACCCTTACTTGAGGGCGTGGTAATGTAAGTCATCCGACCCGCGTCGGCATTCATGGTAGCCAGAGCCGTCTCGAATGAGACGATCTCGGCCCATGTGGCCGTTCCGCCGAACAGCACAGAAAGGACACCAGCGGTATTGATGATGCCCGTGGGCTCGTCGCCGCCTCCGCTGCCAGCCAACATGAGATAATCCCATTTGATGGCCAGCACGCGCATCAGGTCATCGCGCATGAAGTTTTCAACGTCAATCGCCGATTGCAGAATCAACTGCCGGCTGTAATCGTTCCATGCACCAACCCGGTGAGGAGTCAGAGTAATCTGGTCCAGGGCTTGCGTTGATTTCGTCAGGTTCGCCTGCTCCGGGAGAGCGTAAGCGGTCGCGGCGCCGGTCTGGCGAGGCAACGCAACATTGCCGGAAAGGCCCGACATTGTTTGCGCACCGGCACGCATACACACCATGCGATTGCGAAGGAGTTCAATCACAGTGGTGGGAATGAAAGTCGGGACAAGCGCGCCACCCTGGCCGAATGTGCCCACATTCATATCCCTCTGTTGAAACTTGCGATGGCTTCGGCGGCTGGCCGGCATCGCCAGATCGAACGGAATTGCCATGCCTTGCGCCTCGGTGAATCCAGCCGAACGCATTGCCGAGTCCACTTCCTTTTCGATGCCCTCCAACGGCTTCTTTGCGAGCATTCGCTGGATGCCGCGCAGGAAAGAGAAGCGTTGCTGGTCGATCTCGTTCATGCCGAGGCTGCGGGCTGTGATGACTGGCGCGGGTTTGTTCTCAGGGATGGCTTTGAACAACAGGGCCTTGAAGTCCCGAATATCGGTATCCTTTTCGATGGCTTCACCTGCCATTTTACGGAAATTGTCAGCCGCGTCGGGAAACTTTTTGGAGAGTTCATCGGCGGTCGCGCTGATGCCCTGGATGCGCTCGCGCTCGGTTTTGCGGTCGTCGGGTTTCGGTACGCCTCCGCCATCGGCGGGATTCGGGTCCAGAAGAAGGCTTCTTTTCATAAGTGGATTTTCAGTCGGTGGAGTGGATGGATTGTTTTCTTTGGATCGCCCCGGCCCAACAGTGGAGTCGGCGGCTACGGTGACAAGACTGCCTTCAAATGGTCGCCATGAGAATCGGACGGATCGGCGCTTGCCGTCAGCGGTGACTTTGCTTTCGAGTTCAGACCCGCGCTCGTATCCAACGGAAACCTGGCGGCGGATTCCATCGGCCACGTCCTGATACATTTGCCGCCCCAAATCGCTCTGGCTGAACCTGACATTGCAACGGAGTTTGTGGTCCTCTCCGATCTCTGGATCATCAATCACGCCCACCTGGGCCATGGGATCATATGCGCGATGTTGGAGCAGCAAAGGCGCTCCGTGCATCAGGGAGAGATCGCAGCCGGTGGAATGATCCAGAATTTCGTCGAAGTCGCCTCGGTCAACAGGAAGCTCGGAACTGAAAGCAATGCGAACTGAGCGGGTCTTTTCATCCGCCGAGGATCGCTCAAACTGAAATGTTCGTGAGAACTTTGCCATTTCGACGATAACTATTCATGTCGAAATGGAAAAACGGCAAGATTGCTACATGACTGTAAGTGGACAAATGAAAAACCCACCGGAATGATCCGATGGGTTGTTTAACCTTGCCGAGCGTTGCCCCGCCAAGCCGCGCCTGGCCAAGCCGCGCCTGCCACGCCGGGCCACACCAAGACGCGCCTAGCCATGCCTCACCTCGCACATCATGACCATACCTGCCTTATCACACCATACCGGCCAGAACCTGGCATCTCCGCACATGGCCTTGCCTGCCACGCCATACCTCGCCATGCCGGTCCACGCCCCGGCCATCCATGCCAGGCGTTGCCACGCCCCACATTGCCTGCCCAGCCTGGCCGAACCACACCAGACCTTGCCAACAATCCACTATGCAACCTTGCTAATCTTACGAGCCGCTGAGAACACTTCCGCTAATTCCCTCAACTGCGCGTATTTCCTCTGGAAACAGTTCAGCTCAAATAGTGCGTCCTTGAGTAGTTGATTCCTCAGTTCCGCATCGCTCATAACGTCAGCCGTTACACGATAGCCGCCACCAGCATGGCCACGGTCAGTGCTCACCGACACGAATACGGGTGACGGGTCGAGTCCACTTGCAACAACCTCAACGCAAACACGAATCAGTTGCCTCGCCTGCCAGAGCCTGTATTCATGGGCGGCCTGGGTGTTGTCCCACTGGAATTTCGCGTGCAGCGGGTGTTTTTGGCTCTTCGCTTCATCAACCACATCTTCCGGCGCGAGCATGCCGTGATGTTTGGCTGCGATCTGCCGGAGACAGTTTTCAATACGTTGATTTTTCATTTTCGGTTTTTTCTATGTTGAATGTTCCCCAATCCATCCCTGCTGAGTTTTTGGACGATGGCCGTCCTTCCCCGATCCCGACCTGCTGACCCATGCGGGTCAGGAGGTTTGCTATATCCTCAAAACTGAACATTTCGGAATCGAACCGGATGTTGAGAAAGGCACTCCATTCGCGATACATGGGGCGCACCGTAATGGTTGCCGAACCATTTGGCAATCTGGCCGGCATCTCGGTCTTTTCAGGTGTGCCATAAATCCGCACCAGACCATATTGCGGCTCGGCCTTGTCGCGCCCCTCAGCGATGACGAAAATTCCCATCTTCGCCAGCGTCATTTTGAACCCGACCGCAGGAATGCTGCAAGCGCGGATCAAACCGTTTCGGATGGACGACACGTTGAACCCGTCCCATCCATCGGGAGCAATGTAACGCGCAGCATTATACAACGCCTCTGTGTCCATGGGTGCACGCTTTCTGCCTTTCTTCCCAACACTGCCCTCGGTCATGATGCCGAGCATTTCCTTCTTCGCCTTCTCTGAGAACCGATGGATTACGAGCGGTGCCGTGCCAATAATTTTGAACCGTGCAGTCCGCATTTGCGGCGCCGTAACTTGGATGTTGATTCTTGGAGCGTGATGTTCGGTTTTGATCTCGATTGATTCACCGTTGCCGGAGGCAATGCGGTTTGTTGAACTGACTTTGGTTTTTAACATTTAATGATCTCCACAAAATCAGCGCCGCCCACCCATGCTTGCTGGTCAAGGCAGTCAGTCGTGAGAATGACACATGGATGAACGGCGCTGAGATTACCAACTGTCTTGACCATGCGCGAAGAATCGCAGAATCAGGGCGGACTGTCAACAATTAAAATGCACACCCTCGCGGCTCAGTATTTGCCGCACCAAACTGGTTTTGAAAAGCAGCGGGTGCCGGGAGATTCGAGACTGCGCCTGACGCAAGTTAATATCGCGCTCAAGCCGCCTAATCGTCCGCACAGACACGCCGGCAAGGCTCGCAATCTGTTTGCGGTCAATGAGGCTTGGAAGATCGCCGTTCATTCTGGATCGTTGGCCGCGAACCGTGCGTATTTTTCCATGGTTCTCAGCGCGGCTCCAACGTCAACATGGCCGTTCGATTTCTTGCCTTTGCCGTTTCCGTTTTGCGCGGGGGCGTCCTCACCAGGCTCTCCCGGTGGAATTTTAGGCGTCGATACCTGCCCGGAAATGTCGATTCCGTATTCCTCAGCCATCTCCATGTCCTCCTGCATCTCGGCAAGAATCTCTTCGATGTCTCCGCCGTCTTCATCCTCAGAGATGATCCGGCGCAACGGCGTGATGTGGGCTTCCATCTCCATCACCTTGCCGGTCACATCCTTCACCGGGTCAACCCAATCCCATCGGCGGGGCTGCCAGTGCGCCCGGCGCGCGCGGTCCATCTCTTTCACGGTCAATTCGAGTCTGCCCGAGAGCACGGCCATCGGCATCCATCCTTCATACCAACGATTCATCAAACTGGAAATTCCAAGCTCTTGATCGTATTTGAACTGCTCCCGGTCTTCCAAAAGCCCGGCGCGGATCGAGGAATAATTCACACCCTCAAGATCATTTGCAACCGCGTTATAGCTGAGTCCGGCTCCAGCGGACGCCCCGCGCAATTGGCCTTTGATGAAATCCGGATATGCGTCATTTGGGTGCGTTGGGTTTCGTTCAACAGGTTCCATTCCGATGGGCAATTCCTCCCATTCGCCAGGGGTGGCATCCATGATCTTGTCGCCGCCCGGAGTTTCCGGGCCTTCGTATTTTGCCTCAGTGCCCATCCGTTTGAACCAGCCACCCTTCGCTGCGGCGGCCCTCGATGCAACGGCCTCGGATTCCTCATATTTCGAGAGCATGTTCATCCGACACGCAACCGCGCACAGATCCGGCATTCCGATGATCTGCTCTGCACGGTCGAAATCGTGCCACATGATGACTTCACCAGCGGGCACGCGCTCCCGATATTCGGGGCCCGTCCTCCATGCAAACACATCGCCGGGGTGGCGCGTTAGAATCCACATGGCCAAAGGTTTCTTGAGCCTGTCCATCTCAATCCCAAATTGAATTTGGTTCGCGGTTCCAACAGCGGGCCGGTTCCACCAATGGTCGAGCCGATCCACTTCAATCGGTTCCAGGGCGTATCCGAATGGGAACTGAGGACCAATGTGCTCACGAAAAAGAATCACCCCATCACGTTTGAAGCATCGAACGCCCAGACGCTGAACCTGCACGCCGCTCATGTTTCCATACGTGGTGCAGTTCTCCGGGAGCAGATATTCATGCCAAGCCGCTCTGACTTTCTTGGAAATATCTCGGTCATATGCCCCGTCAATGCCGGTCACCTTTTTGAGCCGAAATCCACGATGGCCCACCACATTGTTTTGGTAAAGCCGGAGCATTCGGCGGAAGTAGGCTTCATCGCGTTCAAGCTGTCGCATCCTCGCGCGGATTGCGATTGCGGAAACCAGGTTCTCCGCATTGGCGCTTGTGATTGAGATATTCCAGTCAGCCGTCAACAGGTCTGTCCGCGCAGCCTGATACATGCGCGAGAATCCTTTTGGGCGCATGGACAT